GAAAAGTTTTCCTCAAAAGAATTTCAAATAAACAGTAATTATTGTAAAGGTATTGCATGGAAAAATTCCACAGTAATTGCTGCTAATAAAATTGTTAGAACTGCTTTACTTGGTGATAAAACAGATTTTGTTGAAAAAAATGATTTATTGTTGGGGTATAGAACAATAATGAATGATAAACAAAATTATAATATAATTGAAAACTCGGCAGATTATCACGTTGTAGAAAAGTCAAATCTTGAAGAGAATAAATATGAGATAAAAGGATTTCAGATAAAATTACGTGAAGATTTACCCAGAGGTAAGTTTAAATATGATGATGTTTTTATTGTTGACATAAATGATTATGATAATTTACACCATTATGCTGAAATGCATGATTTTTTAAAAGATATGGCAAAAAATAATAAAAAACTTTGGAAAAAATATTATGAATTTAGACGTAATAATCTTTTAATGACAGATATTGATAAATTTCGCAACGGAATGTTTCGCAATACAGGAGAAGTTATAGTTAAGGACATTTTTTATGGATTTTTTATCACCACACATAAAGCGCAAGGGAGTACTTACGATTTTTGTTATATTATGTCAAATGATATTGAAGAAAACCGTATAATTAAAGAGCGTAATCAACTCAGATATACTGCAATGAGTAGACCGTCTAAATTAGCAACAGTACTTTGTAGTAGAATTGATTTATAATTTAATCATATACCAATCTTTATATTTCCCTTTTTTTATTTTATTATTGTTTTTATATGTATTACAAAACATATCTCTTGGCAAGCCCAATTTTTTTAGTTCTAACTTAATGTCACTTTTAAATTTATAAATTAATTCATTATTTTGATTATATATTTCATAACTTCCTGAATAATTTTTTAATTTTTTTGTTTCACTAATTTTTCTTTTACTTTCTTCAGAAAATGTATGACCAATATGATGTTTTCCTATATTTCCTACACTAATTTTTTCTCGTGTTTCTTCGGATACTATTCTACCAATAAGTCCTTTGCTTATTTTTTCTCGTGTTTCTTCGGATACTATTCTACCTTTATTTGCTTTACTTATTTTTTCTTTTGCTTCTTCAGAATGTTTTTTTCCTAAATGGGCAGTATTTCCTTTTAAAGAAATACTCATTTTCATCTTACTTTCTTCACTATGTTTTCTTCCAATCCAATGATTTTTAATTTTTTTTGTTTCTTTCATTTTCAATTTTGAATTTTCTGTCCATTTCGTACCAATACGTGCTTTGCTCATTTTAACTTTAGTTTCTTCAGAATGTTTTTTACCAAGCCATTTTTTATTACCTTTATTAGAATTGCTAATTTTAAACTTACTTTCATCGGTATGATGATGACCTAACATGTTTTTATTACCCATATTAGCATTACTTATTTTTCCTTTGGATTCATCAGATAATTTAAAAGTATCACCACCAGTTGTTAAATTTAATCCATGTTCGGTATTAAATGTATTATAAAATTTAATATAATATGCTTCTAAATCATTAAGTTTAATTTCTTGACATTCATGAATTATTTCAAAAACATGCATCTCCCAACCATATTTAATTATGGAATAATATAATTTTGTTTGTTTTTTACAACGAGCATTTTTATAAAAATTAATTCTTCTATTAATATCAATACTCTGCCCAATATAAACCTTGCTTGTCGGTGAAGTTATTTTATATATCCCACAAATTTTATTCATATTTACATTAATTTATTTGTTTTTGATTATTATTTTTCATATCTTTGCACACTAAATCCAAAATACATTGAGTAACAGTAGTGAATTCAGTTTTAGCTTTATTTCTAAGATATTCCAATTGTTCAGAATGAATTCTGAATGTGTAATAAATTTTTTTCTTTTTCATATCGTATACATGTTATGTACATAAATACTAAAAAAATAATTAAAAAGTTGGTTATTTGTAACTTAATTAAAAAATTTACGTATAAGTATTAATTAAAACTATATTATGGAAACAATGTTTAATAGAAATCTAGGTTTATTTGAAGTAGATAAAATTATAAAAAGAAACAATTTTTATGAAATCAGATTTCAAAATACCAATAAAAGATTTGCTGGAACAAATTTACATGCATTTATGACTGTTGAGAATATTGCCAAATCATTAGTTGAATTAAGATATGGAGATAAGATATGGATTGATATCAGTGCATATACTGCTGACAAATCATTATTCACTCATAATCCATTTGGAAGTATTGGCACATATAGCAGAGCAGTAAAATATAATAAGAATTAAGACAATACTATGAAAATACAATTTATTTTTGCGTGGTTTGATTTTTGGATTGGCATTTTTTATGATCAAAAGAAACGTTGGGTGTATATATTTCTTATTCCAATGTGTGGCATAATAATTAAGTTAAAAAAGAAATCAAAAATAGATGTGGATGACCCAAAACAACCTTGGAATTGGAAAAAATAGTTAAGAACTAAAATTGATATATAATGAAAGAATTTTTAAAAACACGAATTAAATGGAAAGTATTTGTTTACGAAATGTTTATTATATTTGCATTTCTATTTTTATCATATTTTGCAGGAAACAATAAATTTCCTCATAATTTCTGGTTTGTACCAGTTGGCACAATAGGTATTGGAATTGCAGTACTGTTTCATTTTTATTTAAACGATAAAATTAAAAAAGAAAAGGAAGAAAAAAATGGAAAAAATAAGTGATAAAAGAATAACGGATAAATATGTATTCTTTTGGGGGTCAGAATTCTCCAACTGGTTTGAATGTAGATTCAGATACAAAAATTTAAATTTTTATAATTCTGAACAAGCATTCATGTGGGAAAAAGCAATCTTCTTTGGTGACATGGATACTGCTACATTAATTTTAAAAACACCTTCACCTAGCCAATGTAAGAAATTAGGACGACAGGTTAAAAATTTCAATAGTGAAGTATGGTTAAGAGAAGGATATGAATTTATGATTGCTGTTAATATGGCTAAGTTTAGTCATAATTCAAGGCTGAAATTGCTTTTATATTCTACTGAAGATAAAATTCTTGTTGAAGCCAGTCCTTATGATACTGTGTGGGGCATTGGCTTACATTGGGAAGATGATAAGGTTCTGGATGAAAGAAATTGGAAAGGTATGAATTTGCTTGGTAAGGCTCTTATGGAAGTGAGAAATAAATTAAAATAGATAATATGCAAAAACTACTTAAATTTATAATTGATCAGGAATTAGAAGATTTTAATGAACTTCCAAGACTACTAGTGCCTCTTAAGGATAATTTTGACATAAGAGATCATGATGGTAATGAAGCCACTATGGAATTGTTAGACACAATAATATATTGGGAAAAACACCCAGCAATTTATGAGTCTTTGGAATCTATTCTTTGTAAAAAATATTCTGTAAAAGAATTACAATTAATTAAAATTAATTAATATCTTTGCACCATGAAAAAAACAATTGATCATAAATATATTGGTGTGCCCAATATTTGTTTTTCTTTAACTGAGAAAGATGATAAACGAAATAAATTTGGATTTGATGATTCTGAAACATGGAGTTTAAGAGACACTATTGCTAATTTTATTATTCCACGTTTAGAAAGATATGAAGAAATTTCAAAAGAGTTTTTAATTCGTGATGAAGAACTTATAAAAAATATTGAAAAGTTTTTAATTGCAATGAAATTAACAGCACGAGATGAAGGGTCATTAATTCTCACAAAAGAAGAAGATAAACAATTGGATGAAGGTTTGGATGCATTTCCAAAAATATTTCTTACTTTGTGGTGGTGAAATAAATATATGTTTGTAATTAATTTAAAAAATATTATTATATTTGCATAATGGAAAAGGTACTTATTATTTTAAGAGGTGTCCCGGGAGCAGGTAAAAATTCTTTTGCAGAATTACTTGGCAGAGCCATTTGCAGTGCTGATGATTGGCATACACATAAAGGTAAATATAATTGGTTACCTCAAAATGTTGGTACTGCTCATGCGTGGTGTCAAAAAAAATGTTGGAGATTTATGCAAAAAGATATTTCTCCTGTTATTATTGCTAATACAAACACAACTGAAAAAGAAATTGAAATATATGTTGAATACGCTAAATGTTTTAATTATAAAATTTTCTCAGTTGTAATTGAGAATAGACATAATGGTGTGAACATTCATGATGTTCCTATTGAAACCATTGAAAAAATGAAAAATCGTTTAATGAATAGCATTAAGTTATAAAAATTAAATTATAATATGGCAGCAAAAATTGGACATATAAAATTATTTGGTTATAACTTTACGTTTGTATTTCGTCACAGGTACGAAAAATACGATGATGAAGGAGAACAAATTCTGGATATGATGAGTGAATGGAGAAATTGGGAAATTGGATTCTGGTATAAAAGATATCTGGTTGTCGGTAGCAGAAATTTTCATAAACCAAAAGAGTGGGACAACAATCTAGTGTACGAACATATGCTTGGAATAGAGTTACTTTTTTGTAAGGCATGGATGAGAATTCAAAGAGGTGCAATGATATTGGGCAAAGATTAATATGAAAAAATTCATGAAATCTGTTTGTAATTTAAAAAAATATATTATATTTGTTAATTAAATTAAAATTTATAATTATGGAAAAAGCAATATTAGAATCAGTAAAGGTGTATTCACCAGTACTGGACAATGAAATTCAGAAGAATCTCAATGGTTCACCAATCTGGACAGGATTACGCTATGCTGCAAGCGAACTTGCAGAAGCACAAAAGAAACACGCAGAACTGTATGAGTATTCTTTCAAGTTTGAAGGACTTCACGTCAGCCAATTTACTGGCATGAAAAAAATGGCAAAATAGTGTGTTACAGCGGTAAATGTATTTGGGAGCAATCATCAGGTGATTGTGGTTTTCCCACTAATAAAGCGGTTAGAGATAAATATCCTCATCCACTTTGCATAATAGAAGATGATGAAGAGAAATCTGAGAACTTTGAGGAAATGATTAAAGAAATTAGAGAACTTAGTAAAATTAAATAAAATGGAAAAATTTAGTAAATCAGAAAAATATTGGTTAATTAGCGTAAGTATAGGATTTATTTTATGTGTCGTATCGTTTATTTACGTAAGTAAACTCTCAAAGAGACAACATGCAGTAAGCGTTCAAACCGCAATGAAAATGGTAATGGAAGCTGGATATGCTCAAGGCCAAATGGATGCAATTAAAGGTACAATAAGAATTCATCCAGTTACTGACAGTAGTTGTGTTTGGTTGAGCAGTCCTTGGGGCAAAGTAAAACCAATGAATGATACGATTTATGTTAATATTAATTATAGATAATTATGATAGAAAATATTTCAGAAGTCTATGAGAATGTGGACATCAAATTATGGGCAAGTAAAATCAGAGAGAACAAAATTCGTGATCTGAAAACTATTGTTGACTATTTTGAAAGAGAATTGAAAACTGATAATGGCAATATAAATGTAACATATTATATTCATTGTGAACAGAGAGTCTTTGAACTTAAACAAAAACTCGAATACCTCATTCATCCCATATAATTATTGTAACCTTTTTCTTTATTTTACGTATAATATATTAAAAATGTCTTATATGAAATATTTAACTAAATGGACAAACCTAATGAAAGACGAGAACCAACGTAATCTCTGGATTCGCTTGAATGCAGAACATATTCATTATGTTGCAAAGAAATTAAATAAAATAGATTTTAAACAGAATTTAGAAATTAATAAACTTGGTGAACCATTTTCATGTATGCAAATTTCTCAAAATCAATTAGACTATGACGAACATATGTGTGATGCTCCAAGATTCAGTTTTGAAGAACTTGTGCTCCCACATGATGAATTATTTAAACTTGAAAGAAAGAGAAATGATGAAAAGCTTAAGAAAATGTTTAGAGAAATTGATGATTTAACATTTAATTTTCCTTGCGATAATTGGGAGGAAGACTTATAATTATGAACGAAAAGATTCAATGGTTTAAAAAGTTTATGCATGATACTATGCTTGAAAATTATAAAAGAGACGGGCATTTATCACCAGTGTTTATCACATTTTCAAATGAAAAGATTTTAATCACTCCAATTCCACGTGACCAATTAAAACCCGAAAACAAACAGGCACTTGCAACTACAATTAAAAACACATGTAAAAATCCACTTATTCTTGCTTCAGTTGTAATTATTGAAGCATATGGTGCACAGGTTAAACCTGACAGTGAAGTTATCAATAAAATTATGAAGGGTAACCCAACTGCTACCGAAATTCTAAACAAAATTACACATTAATATATAAACTTAATTATTTTTACTTGTTTTTTAAATTTATTTTACTTATCTTTGTATTTATTATTAGTTCTTTGATATTGTGGTTGTTAAATTAAAACTTTTTAACGTAAAATCAAAAAAGTAAAATTAAATAATTAAATTTAAATACTTAATTAAATTATTATAATAGGATGCCGTACATCCGAATTTACGCTTGAGGAGATTATGTAAGACGTTTATAATTAATTGATTAAATTCAACTAATTTATCGCAATGGTCGTTGAGACAAGAAATTAAAATGTATAACATTGTTAACATTTTTTTATACGGTAGATGGTTATATCGAACAATATAATATTTGTATTGAATGGGATGAAAAGAAGCACCGTACCTTCAAATTAAAGACAAAAGATATTGAAAGAGAAAAATATATTACAGAAAAATTTGGATGTTCATTTATTCGTATTAATGAAAAAGAATTTTTAAAAAACATAGAGACCAGTATAAATAATATATCTGGTCTCATTAAAATGAAATGTATTAATAATCATTAAATTGCAATGATTGGGAATTTCGGAGGCATAAACCCTCTCTCGACATTTACGTTCTGAGCAATATCAGCACGAATTTTTGTTAAGCTCTCCTGTGTTATATATTCTAATTGTTCTAACAATTCTTTTTTGGTGTCTTCTTGCAATTTTGTACCCTCATCAAGTAAATGACGATAATCAAGAGTAAGTTCTTTATCGGTGGCCCCTATAGAACCCGTATAAAAACCACGAACTCCTCCAAGAACAATTTTTACTTGTGCAATAAGAAAATTTCTTATTTGCTGACGTGCAACATCATTCATTTTAGTCCAATCCAATACTTTTGTTGGGGCATCTGAAGGCAATTTAACAATATCATTATTCTCTTCTAAACATTTATCCCTACCCCCTTGATTTGTGTCATAATACCAATACCAAACTTTTCTTCCAGCATAATGATTACCCCATTGTCCACTGATTTCATGACGACTACCCGGGAGTGGATATAGATGTAATACTTTTTCACCTGATGCCAAACCAGTAATTCTATAAGTTAAAATTGATTGCATAACTCTTTGCTTCATTCTACGATCTTGTGCAGAAAGTAATGTTGAAAAAGTTGGCTGAACGTACATCGCTGGACGACCGAGATACGACCATCCGACCATCCCCGGTGACCAAGCGTTCAGAGCAAATGGGTCTACCAATCCACCATCAATCTCTGGCGGTGTTTCCCACAGAACTTCATTAACTTCTCTACCTTTAGGTATAATATAATGTTGTGTATTTGCCTCAGTTATAATGAAATCACGTTTAAGTTCCCAACCAGTAGCTGCAGGCGCATTAGTACCTAAACCTACTTGTCTTGAATAAGCATATGTAAATGATTCCATATAAGTGTTTGGCTTTGTAACAAAAGCACTAACAAAATCACTATTCTCTAAACTTAAGCCTTCTAATCCAATCCATTGCTGTTGAATTAACCAACTATTTACTATTGCCGAATAATCTTCAATAGACATTTCAAAATACGAATCCATCATCTCATCCTTGATTTCAAAAGGTCTCATTGGATATCCCAGCACATGTTTAACATGTGTGTATAATTTATTTTTATCAACAGTTGCGATAAGTGCCATAATTGTTTGTAGTTTTATAAAATTGCTTGCATTAACATTAATAATTATATATATTTGTAATTCTTTATTATAAATACTTTAATTGAACAATAAATAAAACATTAAAATTAAATAATAATTATGCATACAATTGACTACGAAATTAATTTAAATGAACACGGTAGACCTTGTATTGGATTACCAGCAAGTTATAAAGATAAACCAGAAGACAAATTTTTCGCCATTGAGATAGCTAGATACGTATTACAAAATGTTTATGATCACAGAAGTAAAGAATTTGACGAAGAAGCAGCAAAAACAATTGATATAACTTGTCGTTTACTCGGACAAGTTGGTGATCAAATGGCAGAATTACTTTGGAATACAATGAAAGCATATGGTGATACTGAAATGGTTATGGGTAGAACATATTATGTTGCTGTTGATACTATAGAAGAAAGAGATTCTTTGTCTATTACAGGTATTCTTGAAGGTGAAAGAATATATTTACGTGAAGAAGGATTGAGAGTTCTTGTCAGACAAGAAAACAAGATATATGAATTACAAGGTGGTAATACTAACGAAAATTGGGTTGACGTATCATGAATTGTATAGGTTGCGGTAAATGTTGTAAAAAACATTGGCTATTAAGACTAACAAGCGAATATGAAAAATCATTATTTAAAGGTCATATAATATATGATAATTATATTTGGACTGACGAGTGTCCTTATTTAAAAGACAATAAATGTACAATTCAAGAAGATAAACCATATAAATGCAAAGAATATTTTTGCGAAAAATATTAAAATAAATTAATAATAAAATTAAAAATTAGGAGGAAATAAAATGATACACAAGATTACTGTTTCAATTGAAGTTGATCTTATAGGTCTTTCTCAAGAAAAATATCTTGAAGTTCAAGCAAAACTCATGAAAAATATTATTGATATTGATGCAGATAAACTTTCTTTTGATGAATTGGATAAAATACTACACATAAAAGAAAGAAAATATGTTTCGAAAAGTATTCAATATCCAGAAATGAATAGATTGGATGATGATGAATTTACAATTAAAACAACATTTTTTAAAGTTGTGGGATAATTATGAATAATAGACCAACAGAAGAACAAGAAAGAATTTTTCTTTTTACCAAAAAAAGACATGAAAATATTTTAGTTAAAGCCCGGGCAGGTACAGGAAAAACTTGGACAGCAATTGAATGCAGTAAATTATTACCTCAAGACAAAAATATTATGTTTCTTGCGTTTAATAAGCATATTCAAGAGGAACTTAAAACTAAATTAGATGAGGGTATTCGTTGTTACACCACATATGGATTAGGTAATTCAGCAATTAAAAGAAAATATGGCGATGGTATTCAATTCGATGAATTCAAAGCAGATAAAATAATTCAAAAGAAAGCAAAATCATGGGAACTAGAAAATGAATTTGACGATGAAGAAGCAATCAATTTTTATCTTAATTCAATAAAAAAACTCGCTAACTTATGTCGCTTAACATTAACAATGAAAGCAGAATATATACCCTATATTGCTGATAGATATGAAATTACAAATTTAAGAAAGCCACAGGATATTAAACGTGTATTAAAAGTTTTGGACGAAATGAGTATTGATAGAAAAACTTATGATTATACTGACATGATTTATCTACCAGCAATTGATAATAGCATTTGGTTTTTTCCACAAGATTATGTGATATTGGATGAAGGGCAGGATTTAAATCGTTGTCAAATAAGAATAGTTGAGAAGGTTTTGAAAAAAGATAGAATGAGTAAAAAATTTATAGGTAGATTATTCGTTTTTGCAGACGAATTTCAGGGGATTTATGGTTTTAATGGTTGTGATGATAAATCATATGAATGGTTTGAGAAATTTCAAAATACAAAAATATTACCCTTAACAGTATCCTTCAGATGTTCACAAGCTGTTATAAAAGAGGCACAAAAGATCGTACCAGACATTAAAGCACTCCCAGATGCCCCTGAAGGGTGTGTAAGAGACGGTAGCGTGATAGCAGAAGCACAAAGTGGTGACTTTATCCTTTGTAGGACAACAATGCCTCTGGTGAAGCTATTCTTCGAATTCTTGACACAAAAGAAAAAGGCAGTTATTAAAGGTTCAGATATTGGGGTACATTTAATTGAACTGATTGGCAAAATTGATAGTCTTGAAAAACTAGTTAAATTTTGGGAAACTGAACTTGCAAATTTTAAAAGAGATTTAAAAGCTGATGGGATATTAAATCCATATGAACATAGCGGATATTCTGCACTTGAAGACAAAGTAAGAACTTTATTATTTTTAGCTAAACTTGCAATTAATATTACCGATCTTAAAGCCAGTATTAAAACCATATTTACTGACGAAATTCAAGGCATCGTGCTTAGTACGGTGCATCGTATAAAAGGACTTGAGTCAAACAGAGTATTTATAATACGTCCTGATTTATTACCAATGAAAAATGTAAAGGGATGGCAATATGCTCAAGAAATGAACTTACATTATGTTGCGATCACAAGAGCAAAATTAGAATTAATTTATGATAGAACTTGGACAGATGAAGAATAAAAAGAAATTTAAAAAACCTCTTAACGGTATTGAACAACTTCGTAAAGTAAAAGAAGAAACAATTAATCGTTGGGAAAAATCGGGGTTATTAACAGGTCTGATTGGAAATCCAGATGTTAATATGGCAAAAATGTTTGAATCAAATCCCGATTAAAAAATTGAAGAATGAAAATAATAATTGCTGGAAGTAGAGATTTTGATGATTACGAATTGCTTCGTAAGTATTGTGATTATGTACTACAAAATCAAGTTAATATTGAAATCGTTAGTGGCACAGCTAAAGGTGCTGATCAGATGGGTGAAAAATATGCAAAAGAAAAGGGTTATAAAATAACTAGATTTCCTGCTGACTGGAGTAAAGGAAAATCTGCAGGTTATATTAGAAATGAAGAAATGGCAAAATATGCAGATGCCTTAATAGCTTTCTGGAACGGATATTCCAAAGGGACTGAACATATGATTAATTTGGCGAATAAATATAATTTAAAAATAAGAGTTTGTAATTATACAATATAAGCTATGGAATGGATAATAAAAATTGAAGAAAAAAATGACCGAAGAATTCTTATAACATTCAATCCGTTAAGAGAATCAATTATTTTTACAGGTCAATTTAAACCAAAAGCAAAGGATATGGTGAATTCTGACATTAAAAATGGTTTTATATGGGTTAATATTGCCGAAGATTTATATTCAATGAAAATTGAATTTACTGAACTTCAAACAATTATAGCAAAAGTATATAATCAAATGGAAGCAAGACTTAAAGTACAAGAAGACCTTGCAAAAGTTTTTAGTGTATTTAAAACTATTGAAATAAAAAAGGAAGATCAATGATTGCCACTTGGCGTTGAAGTACTACCAAATGAACCACCGCTATTAATTACTGGCTGACCATTAGTTTTTTCTTGTACAAATACTTGAAGAGTACCATTTAAAGTACCTATTGAGGTATTAATTTTAATAAGTTCTGCAGCAGTTATTTTATTTTGTTCTTTTTGTTCTACTATCATCGCATCAATGGTATTCATTCTTGGAATCACTACAAGTTGATAAAAGCCATAAAATAATCCTAATAATGCACCAATAAAAGCAATAAATGTTTTTACTGTAAATACAATCTGAGTGCTTCCACTAATTTGTTTTAGTCCCATTGACCTGTGTTTATTTTTCCATTTATTTTTTAACCACTCACCTACCTTGAAAATACTTAGAACTTTGCCAAGTGATTTTGATATTAATTGTATCCAAGTTGCTATCATATCTAAAAATTACTGTTGGTTGTGTATTAATTATTGCTATAAATCCATCTGGTGATTGTGAAATTGTTGCTTCTTTATTATCC